AGTAATATTTTTAAACATTCTTGGTCGAATGATTGTATTTAATATTGATGGGTCTGAATTATCAACAGCTCTTGTTAATTGTGAATGCCTAAACACACCATCAAATTTATTTAAATTATTAAAATTATAATCAGAAATTGTATCACGAACAACTGCTTGTAATTCAACAGCACTTCTGTCTGTTAGGTTTGGATTATATTTAAAGTTAACATCTAATTCTAAATTTGTAAAATTAGGGTCAACAATCTCTGGTGTTATTGAAACAACATTTTTACCTTTTAATATTGAACCAGTAATATCATTTTTTTCTGATTCAGTAAGCGAATCTGCAAGAAGTGGTTTTACTGCAACATAAACCTTTCCATATTCTGGTGGGTCATTATCTTCTCCACCCCAAGTTGAAATAGAATCAATATTACTAAATTCCTTTTTAATAATTGCTGCATAATCCTCTGATGTAACTGCTCTGTTTTGTGTTGTAAATGTTAATGGTGCATTAAATCTAATTGATTCCATTGTTTCTGCTTCAACACCACCAGTTGCATTTGCGACTGTTGTTACGGCAATGTTACCAAAGCCACCAATATTATCAACCATTGAAAATGTATTGGCATTATTACTTTCTGGCCCTTCTGTAACTAAATAATCAATTGTTACAATATTATTATCCGTTGGTTTTCTACCTGTTACACCATCGCCAAAATATACCTCAAAATAACCTGCTGCATTTTCTTGTAAATAATAAACCTTACTTGATGAATCAACGTTTTTTAATGATTCAAATTTAGTGTAAATATCAAATGATGTTGATTCCTCATTTTCTTGTACACGCACTCTTAATGAGGAGGTATCAGAATTAGGGTCAGAGAGTTGAAATTTCTGATTTTCAATATCATTATCAACTCTATATTTTAATTCTCTTAATGTTCCTTCAGCAATAATTACATTTGGAAATGTAAATTGTGTTGCCAAACTATTATCTGAAAGTGTGACAGAAACACCTGTTGCTGATTGTGATTCTAAAACAACGTATGGATATTCTTCACCACTTACCAATGTATTTAACTTTGTTCCTCTTGTTAAATCCAAAACAGTAGGTATTGTTCCACCTTGTGCAGTTACAACAATATTAACTGTAGCTCTTGGAGATAATGTAGACCTTGGAACATAACCAAGAAGTTTTGCTCTTGTAACAACATTACCACGTATTTGTGCTGAATCTAAAAATGCTTCGTTTAATGAATAGTGAGCATTTAAGGCATTGTAATGTGTATTATATGATAAAACATCTAATAGTACACTCATACCAGAGCCATCAAAATCATAATCATTAAATTCTGATTGTTGTTTGAGATAATTTTTAAGATTTTGTTTTATTTCATCAAAATCCAATTCTGTTACATTTAAATTATTTGCTGCCATTTATCTTAACCTTCTTAGTACAATTTCTACTGATTCTTCAGTATCGTATTCTTTTATTCTAAATACAACTAAAATTCTATATGCATTTCGGTCTGATAAGTCCTCTACATTAATATTTAAAAGTTGTATCCTTGGTTCATATTGTGTCAAAACATTTTGTATGCCATCTTTTATATCAATTCTTGTGATATAATCTGCCGGTTCAAAGAGTAATCCTTTTAAATTAGCACCCAATTCTGGTTGGAATGGTCTATCAAAAAAATTACTTACTAATAAATTCCTTACTGCTTGTTTTATGGCATTATCATCTTTTAAAGGTACCACATCACCTCTAATTGGATGCGGTACGAAATTTAAATCCAAATCTCTCCAAGCTTTCTTCTTAGATACTACTCTTGATTGGACAGTGCTTCCTTTAATTGTTTTATCTGAACTTACTAAACTTGCCATATATCTATTTATACTTTTTTAATTAAGGTTTTGGTAATCCAGTATCTGATTTAGGCCCTGAACCTGCAGTTGGAGAGCCATCATGTTTGTGTGTGGATAATGGTATTCCGTTACCTGTAATTTCTCCCTGAGCAACAATTGTACTATCATTTGTTTGTGCACCAGTAACGTGTAATGTACCAGTGATCGTTGTATTACCATCAATATTGACAATATCATTTACAGCATTTATTTCTACTGTTCCATCATTGTTTATATTAATTGTTGTGCCAGAAGCATGTTGTATATTAATTCTTTTTGAACCATCTGTATTATCATATTCAATTAAATGTCCACCTTCAGTTTTATGTACTTTATTTGTAGGTGGATTTAATTGTGCTTCTGTTGGTATGTCTATTATTCCATTTGATTTTGTAGCAATTGAACCCATTATAATTGGGTCCTGTGCAGATGGACCATCTCTAAAGAAACCTACAACCCAAGAACCAACCATAAGCTCATGATTGGAACCTATACCTTTATATGATGCCGATGTTGCAGGCATAATTACAGTTGCCCAAGGTAAATCACTTGTTTTTAAAATACCAGTATCATCTGTATGCCAACCATGACATCGGACCTTCACACGATTAAGTTTTTCTGGGTCATTAACATCTTCTACTTCAGCTGTAAACCATTCAAATTCACCACCTATAAATTGGTCATTACGCATTAATATCTACTCCTACTGAATCTCTCATTATTTCAACTTCAGATATAAATTCTTCGTCAAATGTATGATTAATTTTTTTAACCATATATGTGCCTGAGGTATAATTATCAATCATACTTGCTGGTTTTCCTAAATGTTCATGTGTTGAGGATTTAATTACTTCCATATCTATTTTTTGGCCAACTTTAAGTTCAAAATCACCTGGTATAATAATTTTAAAATTTTGAAACATTAATGATGACAGATGTGATTCATTCTTTAATAATGTTGGTTTAGTTGGACTGTGATAATTATCCAAATCAAATGCTTTTGAATTTAATGATACAAAATAATTTTTACTATTTTTTAATTGGTCGTATGTTTGGTTATCAACCTTATCGTCCTTAAACCAAGGTTGGTGTTTATTTAATTTATGAACCTTATTATAATTATAAACACTTTTTTCGTATTTCTTTTCTGCAATATCTACACTATGTAATGTAGAGGCATATGCACCCCTGGATATTTGTGACATTTTACCCATACCTAATGGACCAAGGACTGTTCTAATCCTTTCGGCTTGTTCATCATATGATTCTGCAGTGCCTATATCATATTTAAAACCTGGTCTGAATACAAACTTTTTATATACATCTTTGGATACTAAATTTTTATATGAATCCAATTGCACTCCATCAAGTATTGATTCCCAAAAATAAAAATGTGTATTATCCTCAAACGCATTTTGTAGTAACCAATTGGCCGCTTGAATTGGTCTGATACGTGGATATATTCCTTTAATATTATTTTTACTACTTGTATTAATATTAAGGTTTTCTATTTTTAAATCCTTCTTACATATTTTTTCTATTAAGGAACCTATTGTACCTTCAAATGGTCGTACTAATGTTTTTCCAGCATTAATGTATAAATGCTCTGATACACACCTAAATCGATAAAATTGTTTTGTTGGTAGATTTTTTACAAATGCAAATACCTCAGCAATTCTTAAATTTAATTCGAATTTAACTTTATTTTGCTCACTTCCATTTATTGGATTCCTTTGAATAACAATTGAAATTTTTTCATTACCATTTATTTGATGCTCTTCTAATAAATTTGTAGCATCAACTATTTGTATATCCATTTCAAGGAAGGGACTATCAATTGATTCAATGATATTAAATTTATTTACAACATTTAGAATATTTAATTCTAATCCACCATTCGTATATAATATCGCACTAGATATTACATAACTAGTTGGAGAAATTGAGCTGTTACCTACAACTCTTGATGAGGCTCTTGCACTACTCATTTAAAAGTTCTTCATAATCATTTACAAATTGTTCAATATAATTTGGGTCAATGTATCTAATTTTTGACCTTGATTCATTTAATTCAAATTCATAATCTCTATATGTTTGATATGCAAGGTCGGATTCAGGTGTTCCACCTGGTATGAAAATTGCATTTGTTACTGGTTTTTTATCAACATCATTTTCATTATAGTAATAATAAGGTGCGTCTGCATATTTAAATGCTTGGTATGTTGAAACAATATCACTTGATTGTGAACCTGTAATTTGTTCAGTTGTATTTTGAATTAATGTTGGGTCACCAATAAATGCACCTGTAACATTTTGTATGACCAATTGATTCATATCAATATTTTTCTTTGTAAGTGTTCCTGTAGCTCCTGAATCAGTCCCAGTAATTGTTTCACCTAATTTAAATTTTCCAACAATACTATCATTAATACCAGTTACCAAACCATCTGAATTATGAATTAAAACAGGATTGGTTGTTATAACATAACCTTCGTACTGTGTTGCAATGTATTCTTGTAAAGCCTCTTGACTCATTGGCCATGCTCTATAACCATCATGTAAAAAATCATTTACAACAAAAAATGTCCAATAATATTGTGATGAACCATATAACCTTTGTGATACAATATCAGGTCTTTCTCCATTTACAATTTCATAAAATTTATAACCAGATATTTGGTCTAAAAAATTTGGAAGGACACGAATACTTCGATAAATATCCGTCATCTTTTGTGTTGTACCACTATTCCTAAAATCGTAATCTACTTTTGGAAATTGTTTAAAAAATGCCATTATCCTTGTCCTCCACTTTCTTCAGGTGGTGATGCAGTCTCGGCAGTAATACCAGCTGAATTCGGTCTATCGTAATTATATTCCAGGCCAGTTTTATTGTATATATCATGGCGTGAAAGCATTCTGCCTTCTGCAAATGAAAGTGATATTTGTGTTGCTGTTGGTGCATAACCATCACTATTTCTATGGAAACTATTACCTTCCGGGTTAATTTGTACATCTACGCCGGTTAAATAACTATCATGTATCATAGGCATATATCTACTTTCTCTATCACTTTGACCATCAAAAAATCTAATTGAAAAAATTGGTGGATATTCCAATATAAATCCATTTGCCTCTGGGTATAAATATTTCCTAAAAAAGCTTTCAATATTTCTAATGTCTTTAGATTCCTTTTCTGATTCTGGTACCAATGTAAATTGAAATGTAAATGTTCTTAAATTAACACCTTCAAATGCTAATGCTGTTTGTGGATTAAATGCAATACCTCTAGCTAATTGTTCTGCACCTAAAAGTGATGAATCAACTCCAAATTGGTCTGCAAGTTTTAATCCTGCAACCTTTAACTCGTCATCACTGAATCCCGTTTCAAGATTGTTACCACTGGTAATATTATTCGTACTTTTTCTTGCTGCAGATATCACACCTAAATCAATATTATTATATGATGCACTGTCTTGAAATTGTAAACCTGCAGGCATATATAATTGAACATTTTCAAATGGTCCAACTCTTTTGCCCTTTTTACTCGCACTAAATCTTATTGTTGGTAATCCTTCACCCTCTGGTCCAGATGTTCTTAAACTTGGTGGAAATACTATTGTAGCCATACCCTTTTTCCTGTATAAATAAAATAAAACATATATAGGTTTATTTATAATGGCTTACAAAGGGAA